GGGGCTGACTGGGGCTTTTCGGTGGATCCGACGGTCCTTGTGCGGGCCTATATCGTCGGGCGGACCCTGTATGTGGACCATGAGGCCTACGCGGTGGGCTGCGAGATCGACAACACCCCGGCGCTGTTCGACAAGGTTCCAGGGTCGCGCCGGTGGACGATCCGGGCGGATAGCGCCAGGCCCGAAACGGTCAGCTACATGCAGCGGAAGGGCTTTCGCATCGTGCCTGCGGTCAAGGGGCCCGGCAGCGTGGAAGACGGGATCGAGTTCCTGAAGTCCTATGACATCGTGGTTCACCCGCGCTGCCTGCACACCATCGACGAACTGACCAGCTACAGCTTCAAGGTCGATTCCAAGACCGACGAGATCCTGCCGGTGCTGGACGACAAGAACAACCACGTCATCGACGCCCTTCGCTACGCCTGCGAGGGCCTGCGGCGGGCTCCGAAGACCACGCCAGCTACGCCCAGTCGCACGCCGCCCGACCTGTGGGGCCGCCCGAAACGAGAGGAGACGAGTTGGAAGACAGCCTGACCGCCCCCTCGATTGCTTCCCTGAAGGCCATGTTCGAGGACAGCGCGAACCTGACCCTTACCGCCCGTCAACAGTCGCGGATCGACGACGACTACTTCCACGGCTATCAGTGGACCCGCGAAGAGAAAGCCAGCCTCGCCAAGCGCGGCCAGCCTGACAACGTGTTCAACCGGGTCAGGCCTGCTGTAAACGGCACGCTGGGCGTCCTGAAGCAGGGCTCTACCGATCCGAGGGCCTATCCCCGCACCCCGAAGGACGAAGACAGCGCCGACGTGGCGTCCAAGGTCCTGCGGTTCATTGCCGACCACAACCGCTTTGATGATCTGAAGATCCGATGCGCGCGGGACTACCTGGTGCAGGGCACCTGTGCGGCCATTGTCGAGATCGACGAAAGCCTGCAAGTCACCGTCACCGACATCAACTGGGAAGAGTTCTTCTACGACCCCCGGTCAAGGCGGGAAGACTTCCGCGACGCTCGCTACATGGGCATCGCCAAATGGCAATACGCCGACGACGTAGCCGCGATGTATCCCGACGCCAAGGCCGATCTGGAGAACGAGATCGAGGGCGGCGGCGCAATGGTGGATGACACCTTCGCTGATCGTCCGAACGACGCGTCACCGACTGTCGCCTGGGTGGACAAGCGCAAGCGCCGGGTCATGCTGGTCGAGCTGTATCACCGCGAAGGCCAGGAGTGGCGCCGGTGCGTCTATCATTCGGGCGGCGTTCTCGCTTACGGGCCCTCTCCCTATCTCGACGACAAGAAGCGCCCGGCCTGCCCGATCGAGGCCCAGTCCTGCTTCGTGGATCGGGAAAACAACCGCTATGGCATCGTTCGCGACATGCGCGGGCCGCAAGACGAGATCAACAAGCGCCGCTCCAAGCTGCTGCACCTGATCTCGGCCAGCCAGATTCAGGCCGTGGACCCCTCGGCCATCGAGGTTGACAGCGAGACGGCGCGGAAAGAGGCGGCCCGACCCGATGGCGTCATCCCGTTCGGCTGGCAAAAGGTCCAGACCTCGGACATGGCGATGGGTCAGGCCAACCTGTTGGTGGAAGCCAAGGCCGAGATCGAGCGCATGGGCCCGAACCCGGCCATCCTCGGGCGCCAGGGTGAGAGTTCATCCGGCCGGGCCCAGCTTGTCCGTCAACAGGCGGGCCTGACCGAACAGGCCGTGATCTATGGCGGCGTTGAGGAGTGGGAACTGCGCCTTTACAGGCAAATGTGGAACCGCTGCCGGCAATACTGGACGGCCCCGCAATATGTGCGGATCACCGACGACGAAGGCGCGCCTGAGTTCATCGGCGTCAACATGCCCAAACAGGGTCAGGACCAATACGGCTTCCCGGTGGTGCTGGGCTACGAAAACGCCCTCGCTGAGATGGACGTGGACATCCTGCTCGACGCCACGCCCGACACGGCGAACATGGCGCAAGAGCAGTTTCAGGTCATGGCCGAACTGGCCAAGATGTATGGGCCTCAAGAAGTGCCGTTTGATCTGATGCTGTCCCTGTCCAGCCTGCCCGGCAAGCGCGAGGTCATGGACAGGCTGAAGTCCAAGTCCGACGAGCAGGGCCAGCAGAAGGCCCAGGTCGCGCAAGAGGCCATGCAGCTTGAGAAGCTGGCCGCACAGGCCGAGATCGAGAACAAGCAGGCCGACACAGCCTTGAAGGTCGCCAAGACGGAGACCGAACGATTCAACGCCCAGGTGGGAGCCGACAAGGCCTTCCTGCAAGCGATGGGACCCGCCGCCGGGGTATCGGGCGCACCGTATGGCCAAACGCAAGAGCCAGCCGTCGCCGGGTTTTCGGGCGATTACGGGTCGCCGCCGTAACGGGCGAGGGTAATCCCCAATGATCGACTTCCTTGACGATCCGGCTGAAGAGCCGGTGGTTGATGCTGCGCCGACTCCTGAACCAGAGGCCGAAACGCCACAGGAAACGGTCGAACGGCCCCGCGATGAGAGCGGGCGCTTTGCTCCGAAGGAGCCTGCAATGGTCCCCGTCACCGCACTCCAACAGGAGCGCGAGCGTCGGCAGGCCATCGAACGGCAACTGGAGCAGGAGCGGGCGAGGCCTGAGGTTCCTGACCTGTATCAGGACCCGGAAGCCTTCGCGACTTGGCAGCAGAGCCAACTTCAGAGCACCGCCCTGAACGTCAAACTGGACCTGTCGGAAGACATGGCGCGCGAGAAACACGGCGACGAGGCCGTCGATCAGGCGCGGGACTGGGCCCTGGCGAAGTTCGCCTCGAACCCGGCCTTTCAGCAGGAAGTCATGAGTCAGCGGAACCCCTACGGGTTTGTCGTGAACCAATACAAGCGCGAGCAGATGCTCTCGTCTGTCAATCCCGACGACCTCGCAGAATTTCAAGCGTGGAAGGCCGCGAAGGCCAACCCGCTCTCTCACCCTTCCCCCCCCATTGCGCCGCCACGCTCCATCGCATCGGCTCCCGCCGCCGGCACATCCAAGCCCGGCCAAGAGCCTCTGTATGCGGGGGCAGCGTTCGACGCTGTTTTCCGAAAGGCCTAAACGATGGCTGAAGTCGCCCTGGCATCTGCTTCTGAGAAGCAGGTTTTCCTCAAGAAGTATTTCGCTGAATATGTGCGCGCGTCGGGCTTCAAGCCCTACATGGGCACCAGCGATGGTTCCATCATCGTCGCCAAGTATGAGCTTCAGTCCGAAGCCGGCAAGACGATCAACATCCCCCTGATCCTGCGCCTGACCTCGGACGGCGTGACCGGTTCCTCCACCCTGGACGGCGCCGAAGAGGAGCTGGGCAACTACAACTGCGCTCTGTCCGTCGATTGGCGCCGGAACGCGGTTCGCATCCCCAAGTCGACCTCCTACAAGACCGAGATCGACCTGTTCGGCGCGGCCAAGGCCATGCTGAAGCAGTGGGAAGCCGAGAAGCTGCGCGATGATGTCATCACCGCCATGCTGTCGGTCGTCACGACTGGAGACACCACTGTCACCATGTCGGCCTCCACCGCCGCCAACCGCAACGCCTACAACGCGGCCAACTCTGACCGCCTGCTGTTCGGCAAGCTGAAGTCCAACTATTCAGCGACCTGGGCCACGGCTGTCGGCAACCTCGACACCACCAACGACCTCTGCACCGTGGCGTCGATGTCCCTGGCCAAGCGCATTGCCAAGGCTGCGGATCCGCACATCCGGCCCTTCAACACCGAGGACGGGCGTGAATATTACGTCGCGTTCCACGGCGCCCGGACCTTCCGGGACCTGAAGGGCGACAGCGTCATGACCGCCGCGAACCGCGAGGCTCGGGTGCGTGATGTCGGCAGCAACCCGCTCTTCCAGGACGGCGACCTGATCTACGACGGCATCATCCACCGGGAAATCCCGGAGATCGATGACATCGCCGGATCGGGCACCTACGACATGGACGGGATCGGCAACTCGTCCGCCGACGTGCGCCCGGTGTTCCTCTGCGGTCAACAGGCCGTGGCCATCGCCTGGGGCCAGGAGCCGATGATGAAGACGGACCTGACGAAGGACTACTCGTTCCGTCCGGGCGTTGCTGTTGAAGAACTGCTGACCGTCAAGAAGCTGGCCTATAATGGGCGCCAACACGGGATGGTGACCGCGTTCTTTGCGGCGGCAGCGGACAGTTGATCCTAAGCTGACCGCCTGACTTTTCCAGAAACTATGCGGTGAATGCCAGTCCGCGAAATTCCATAGCGAAGGCCAAGGTCTTTTGGTCCGACGCCTTCGCTATGGGCCTTGCGGATGTCGCAAACCTGTTCCCACGTCAGCCGCGCGTTGTGATGCGCCTCACCAACCCGCCCACGGTTCGGAGAGACGCCCAGGACGCGATAGGAGTGAGCCCGGTTTTCCCCATTGGTCACAATCTCAAGGTTGGCCACGTCGCAGTTGGCGCGGTTTCCATCCTTGTGATTGACCTGCATTCCGGGGGGGATCGGCCCAAGGAACGCGTCAGCAACCAAACGGTGAGCGTATCGCACCGTTGTGACGCCGCCTACCTTCAACCAGTAGGCGATGTATCCGTTCAGCAGTCGAGGCTTTCGCAAGCGACCAACCGTTGCTCCCTTGCCGGGTGATGTGCGGCGCAAGTGACCGATACTGCTGATGTCGTAGTCGTCTGGAAATTCGACGGTCGCCTTCCACTCTTCCATGTCAATCCTCGCGCTGCGTGACCAACATAATGTTGCACGGAACGGCGCGCTTTTCAACTTGAAAGGAGCCTTCAATGGCTACGCTCACGGCGGCCCGCGCGGCTGCCAACTTCCCCGTGACCAGCTACGGCGGCGCGGGCGTCCTGCAGGTCGCTTATGGGTCCTATACCCTGGCGGCCAACCCGACGATTGCCGACATCATCCAGTTTTGCAAGGTGCCTGCGGGCGCCGTGGTTCTGGGCGGCTATCTGCGCGGCGAGGACATCGACACCGGCACCGAGACCCTGGACATCGACATCGGCTGGACCGCTGATACCGATGGCTTCGGGAACTTCGGCGTCATCACCGGCGATGTGGTCACCGAACTGAAGCCGGAGGTTTCCATCCTCCTGCCTCTGAACGGCACCCTCAAATCCGGCCCGGTGACCTTCACCGCCGAGACCACCATCCAGGGCACTGTTGTTGCGGCGGCTGCTGCCGGCGGCACCGGCGTGCTTTGGCTGACCGTCTACTTCGTGGTCCCCTAAGCGCCATGCCCACCTGTCTGGAAATCATCACTTCGGCTTATCGCAAGGCCGGGGTGATGGATGCTGCCGGAACCCTGTCGGCGTCTGACGGACAGGTGGGCCTGGAACTTCTGCAGGAGGTCTATCTGGACATCCTGGCCAAGGGGTTTCTGGGTCGCCTGAACGAAGTCAATGTGACGGACGACTACGAGGCCCTTGAGTTTGACCGGGTGCTGGTCACGACCGAGGACGCGGTGACGGTGACAATCCCGCTCACCTATGAGGACGCAGACACCGGCGAGGTCCGCGCGCCCAAGGATTATGCTGTCGTGACGGTCTCGGATGGCCTGTCCGACGCTCGCCAGCTCTACATTTTCGACGCCATTTACGGCGCCTGGTCGCGGGTCGATGAACTGGCCTTGGACGACTACGCGCCTCTCTCTGGCCGCTTCCCTGCTGGCCTGCGAGCGCATGTGGCGATCAAGCGCGCTGCAGAGGATGGCCTGCCCATGAGCGCCGGCATCGTGCGCGACGCAGCCATGATGAACCTCGCCCTTGCAAACCGCTTTGACGGGCCTTCGCGGCCTGTGGAGGTTGAGTTCTTCTAATGGTGACAGTCAGCATCCCGTCGCGCGGTAGCCGCTCGGAGGCCGTGGCGCTTCCGGCTGTCTATCTGCAGGACGGCCAGCCCTACATCGCTGACATGAGCGATGTGGCGACGGTCAACGCCTTCCTGCAGCTTCATGCGGGCAAGCGGGTGCTGGTTCTCCCGTCGACAACCGGCGAGCATGTTCCCAATTTCCTAGAGACCGGGACGCCGTTTATCATTCCCGAGGGGACGACGCTGGAGGCCGCCGGCGAGGTCGCCATCCATAGCGACAACCCCACCCGGCCCGTGTTCCACCTCGACGCGGACGGCGCCCAGGTCGTCGGTCCCTTTAAGCTGGTGGCGCTCTACTCCCGGCCCGTCTTCGGCGCGATTGCGGGGGCCTGGACTGCGTGGGCAACGGCATGGAACGCGGCCAACCCCGGCTACGCAGTGGCTAACTGGCTGACGCAGACCTGGCAAACCTCGTGGAACGCGGCCAACACGCAGAGCCAATACGCGGAACTCGGCCCGCTCGGCAAAGCCAACCGCACAGCAGCGGTCACCTCCTACGACGCCTCGAACATCCTGATCGACGGCCTGACCATCACGGGCTTTCACACGTCCATCTGCTTGCAGGGCATGGACCTGACGGCGGCGAACGCGACCGAGACGCCGGATATCCAGACCTACGGCAACATCATTCGCAACGTCACGCTGGACGAGTTTGACTTCGGCATCCTGGCGAAGAAACAGCGCGACTTCACCATCGACAACGTCACGACCGAGTGGCTGGGCCACCGGGTCAACGGCGGGCAGCCTCACGTCATTTACCTGTCCAACTCGACGGACGTGTTCGAGGAATCGTGGAACGTCAACGTCGGCACAGTGACGGCCTACACCTACGAAGGCGGCGCGGTCTTCAAAGCCAGGGGTTGCAAGAACCTGACCTGGAAGGCGATTAACTGCTATTCGGTCCATTCGGCTGTGGCGATTGTCGAGGCCTGCACGGGCGTTGGCGGTGATATTCTGGTCACAGATCAGCATGTGACGACCGACGCAGACGGCGCGGGCTCCAAGTTTGCGGTTAACATCACCAACGCCCCAGGCTTCGTCATCGGCGGTCTGGTCACGATCCGGCAGCGGGCCGGTGAAGACCAAATGAAGGCGTGGAGCGTCGAAAACAGCGACGGCGCGCGGTTCTTGCAGGGCTGCGAAGTCACTTGCGCGCGGGCTGCGGGCAATGAGTTTCTGTTCCGGGTCCGGTCTTCTCGCAAGGTCTATTCCGGCCCGACGAAATACACCGACACGAACAACCGCAACACCCTGCTGTTCACCATGTCGGACAGCCAGGAAGAGGGCGGCAACGCCTCCGACTGCGTGCTGGAACTGGCGGAAGTCACCGGCACGGCCCGCCTGGCTGAGTTCGTCGGCCTGTCCTCTGGCAATCAGGTCTGGGCGGATCCGACCAAGGTATCCATGTGGGACGACGCCACCACCCTGGTGGATAACGGCCTCGGCGGCGGCAACGTCCTGATTGACCCGAGGGCCACGGCCAAGCGGGTGGTTCAGGTCAGCGCGACCACCAACCTGAGCCTCAAGGCCTCCAGCACCCTGACGATTGAGCGCGACGGCGCGGACCCTCTGGACGAGGACGCACTGCCCGCTCCGCGCCTGTTCTCGAACAACGATACGGTCACGTTTGCCGGGCGGACCTACACATGGAAGACCACGCTGACCGGCGCGGCCAACGAGATCAAGATTCCGAACGCGGCCATAGTGACGGCCTACCCGCTGATGACGGCGGAATATGGCTATCTCCAGCTTGCGTTCCTTGACGCGGCGGTCAGGGCCACGACCTACAAATCCGCCGGGGCCGGCGCCATCTACGGAACAGGCACGGCGGTTCACGCGCTCGTGGAAAGCGACTGGGGCGGCAATCAATTCAACATCCGGTCACTGACCGGCGGCACGGCCTCGAACGCCTACACGACCACCATTTCCATGACGGGAAGCTATGGAACATGGACCGGCGCCACCCTGAGCGGCGGGGGCGACCCTGACGCCAACTACCTCAACGCGGTCCTGGCGGTCACGACCGGAGCGGCGGACGTAACCCTGACCCTCCCGGCTGCCTCTGGCGTGAATGCTGGCAACCGGATCGAGGCGGTCAAGGTCAGCGATACGCCCGGCGACGTGCTGCTGAAGGACTCCGACGCTACAGCGTTGGCGACCATCACGACCAAGGGCCAGACTTCGAGCCTGTCACCGGACAGCGGGGCTTGGCTGTCGGATGTTCCGGCGGACGTGCGCAACACCGGCCTGCCGTCCCGGTCCTTGGCGGACGAGAACCTGTATTTTCTGGTCGGCAACATCGGTTTGGCCAACCAAGGGGCGCTGCGGGCCGAGCGGCTGCCGTTCAGCGCCCTGAAAACAGACGGCTCCAGCCTCGACATCCAGGCCGACGCGGAAACTTGGCAGATCGTCGATCCGTCCAAGAACAACCGGACGGGTCACTATTATTGGAACCTGTCGGGCGGGGCCAAGACCTACGACGCCAGCAACGTCGCGTTCGGTGAGATTTACGAGTTCTGCACCTCGGCAACCTCGACCTCGACAATCTTCCTGGGGACGGAGGCCTACGTCTACGGCCTCTCAACTGCCGGGCAGACCATAGAACTTCCAACGTCAACGCGGATTGCCCTTCGCCGGCAGTCGTCGGGCATCTTCCAGCTTATCGACTACACGGCGACGGCGGACGGGGCGTTCCGCTACGCCTCGATTGCCCTGACGGCAGCGGCGCTGAATGACACTCCGGACGCCAATGTCATCGCAATCAACCGGCTGGACAGCAGCGCGGGAACCGGCGCCAGGATCAGGACGCCTTCGCCAACCGGATTGGCTGAGGGAACGTGGGTCACCTACGAAAAATCCTCGACGGATACCAACTTTATTGCGGTGGAGATTTTCGGTTCGGGAACGGATGTTGCTTGGCTGACCTCGCAAAAAGACCGGGTAACACTGCGGGTCCGGTCAGGCGCTTGGGAAGTCGATAGCTGGGCTATCGCACCCAGGTTTGACCTCTACACCTCGACCGGCGCGAACACATGGACCAAGCCGCCGCTGGCCTCCAACATTCACGGCCAACTGATCCCCGGCGGGGCTGGTGGCGGCTCTGGTCGGTGCGGCAATGCCGGGGGCATTCGCACCGGCGGCAATGGCGGCAACGGGTCGTCTCTGGTTGAGTTCACGCGCAAGGCCTCAGACCTCGACAGCAGCGTCACGGTCACGGTCGGCACTGGCGGGACGGGTGGGGCGTCTACCTCTACCGACGGCACGTCCAATGCGGGCGCGGCTGGCGGCGCTACGACGTTTGGGTCGTCGGGGGCGATTTACTACGCCTACACGGTCGCCCCCACAGGCGGTCTGGGCGGATCGACCACGACCAACACGCAGACCACCTCCAGCCCCATCGGCTACACGGCCGCAACGGGCGCCAGTGCGTCCGCAACGGGCGCGGCGGGGTCAAACGGGGGAACTGCCTGGGGCATGGGTGGGGCCTCTGGCGGCGGCATTACCTCGGGCAACGCCTACAGTGCAGGCGGGACCGGTCGGACCTCGATTAACGGCCTGTCGAACACGGGCGGCTCGGCTGGATCGGCGGGGGTCGCTGGCACGGCAGGAGGCAGCGCGGCGGCAGCGACGGCTCAAGTCGGCGGCTTCCATCCGGCCCCTTCAGGCGGCGGCGGTGGCTCTGGCGAGGGCGGCGGCAATGGCGGGGCTGGTGGCGGCTATGGCGGCGCGGGCGGTGGTGGCGGCGCGTCACTGACCGGCACAGCAAGCGGCGCGGGCGGGGCGGGGGCCAACGGGGCTGCGCTCATCATCACATTTTTCGGAGGCTGAGATGGCTATTCCTACAGTCTCCACGACCTCGTATCCCACGGCCCGGTTTGGGGCCATCGGGCAGTCTTTGGCGGCGTTTCTCTATTACAGCCACGCCGGATACGCCTTCAAAAGCAAATTTGCCGAGATCATGCGCGGCAGCGGCAACGACGCGACGGTCGATGGTGGCATTGAGATTGCGCCCTATGCGACCGGGGGCAGTTACGCCAGCCAGCTAAATCAAACGGCGGTGGGCGGGTCTGCCTCGGTCCATTGGGACGACAGTGGGGCTGGTGCGCGTGGCTCGGTGTGCGAAAGCGCACATTCGCGGATGCTGGCCCGGAACGCCTCAAACAAGGTTGTTCACCTACTCGGGGACCAAGGGCAGGCAGACAGCGCTTGCACGTCTGGCGAGGTCAGCCAAGGCACCCTTACAGTTGTTCAGGGCGCTACGAACTGGTTTAACGCCTGGACCAACCTGATCCCGCAATATCGGGCCAACCTGAACAATTCCACAACCGGCAAGATTGCATGGGCCATGCTGGGCCGGTCCCTGTCGAACACAGATACGCTGGCCTATGAGCGGATTAGACAAAAGCAACTCGCGCTAATTACGGCCAATTCGTCGGCCATGTTCAAAGGCTGCGAGACATGGGACCTCGAACTTGGGGATAGCGTTCACCCGTCCATCGTCGGCCAGACCCTCTATGGTTACCGCCTCGCGGAGATGGTGGCGAAGACCCTTTATAGCGTCACCTCCTACACGGATGCAGACGGGGCGACGGTCAAGATTTACGCCGGGCCGACCATCGCCTCTGTGAGCCTTGCGGCGGATGACGTGACCGTGACAGTCACCCTGGCATCGGAAACCGTGACCGGGACGGAAGATGTCATCGACATGCCATCCCGCTCTGGGCCACCTCCTTGCGGGTTTGCCTTCTGGGACGCCTCGGCCAATATGGACGCGGTTTTCTCCAGCAGCAGCCCGCCCCCGGTTCAGCGTCCAATGAATAGCTGGTCATGGTCGAGCGGGTCAAAGACGCTGACGTTCACCCTGGCAACCCCGATCACCGGGACCATTGCGATGGCGTTCCCCTATGACAACGTGGCGGACTTCAACCCCGACACGGTCATCAAGGGCTCGACCTCTGACAAGCCGCTGCAGAGCTGGGCGCGATGAAGGTCGCCCTAGCCTCGCAGGCCTTTGACCGCCGGTTCAGCACGGCGCGCAGCCTGCTGGTGAACCTTTATGCAGAGCAGTCGCCTGAAGGCCCGACAAGCGACAGGCGCGTCCCCCGGCCCGGTCTGGCGCCCTACGGCGAACTCGGCGCGGGTCCGGTGCGGTGCGTGGCCTTCCACCTGGGCAGCCTGTTCGTGGTCTCGGGAACGCGGGTGTTCAAGGGCTCCACGCAGATCGGGGTGATTCCGGGTCTGTCGCTGGTTCGATACGCCCAGTCCGACACCGAACTGGTCATGGTGGCCGAGGGGATCGTCTATCTGGTCGGCGATGACGTGCAGACCGTCGCCATGCCCGCCGATGACCTGATCTCTGATGTCGCGGTCGCCGGTGGCCGGTTCATCTACCCGGTGCAGGACACGGGCAAGTTCCGCTATTCGGACATCGGGGACGCGGCGACCGTGGGCGCCCTGAACTTCGCCTCTGCCGAAAGCGACCCGGACGACATCGTGTCCGTCGAGGTGCTGGGCTCTGACATCGTGTTCTTCGGGGAAAACACCACCGAATGGCATGTTCCTACCGGAGACATAGACGCTCCCTTCCAGCGCAACGGCGGGCGGCGATATGACCGGGGATCGGCCTGCCAGAACACGGCGGTCAAGCTGGACAATACCATCTTTTGGGTCGGAACCGCGCAACAGGGGGCTGACCTTCAAGTCTACCGCGCCTCTGGCGTTCCCCAGGCGGTGTCCAACGAGGGGATCGAAGCCGCCCTTGCCGAGGCCGACATCACCCTGGCAACGGCTCTGGCCATCGTTTCCACAGGCCACAGCTTCTACGTCCTGAACCTTCCGGGCGTCGGGACCTATGCCTATGATGTCAAGACCGGCCTGTGGGGCGAGTGGCAATCGTTCGGTCAGCCGACCTATCGGATCCAGTGCGGGGCAGATGGGGTCTATGGGGACGTGGACACCGGCCAGCTCTGGACGATTGACCCCAGCCGGCGCACCGACGGAAGCGACCTGATCTCCTATCAAGTCTCCGCGCTGGCGCCGGTCGAGGAGGGCTCTTTCCGCGTCAACGCCGTCAGGCTCCATGCGCGGACGGGAATTGGCTCGCCGGGCGGTTCTCCGGTCGTGGAGGCCCGATACAGCAAGCAGGGCGCGGAAGAGTGGTCCTCGTGGCGGGAAGCCTCGCTAGGCTCGCCGGGAAACCATCCGCGCGTCATGTGGCGTCAATGGGGGCTGCTTAAAGCTCCGGGCCTTGCCATTGATTTTCGGTTCACCGGCGGCGCGGACTTCGTTCCCTATGCCGTGACCATCGACCTTCAGCAGGGATCGAACCGGCTATGACCGTTCCCCCGCTGCCGCCCTGGCGTGAACCGATCACGGTTGACGGCGAGATGACGAAGGCCTGGCGGGCCTATTTTGAGGCGCTGGAACGGTTCATGGCCGACCACGAAGCGCGGCTGACGGCCCTTGAATAGGACGTTCTCGGCTGACCTCTTGAATGATGTCGCCAATGACCCGGAGGTCAGGTCGTTTCTGGGTGGCGCCGGATCGGTCGATGTCTCTGCCCTTCTATCGGATCCGAACAACATCGCCCTGGTGGATGAGGTCGGCGGGTTTGTGATGATCCGCCAGGAGCCGGGGCTATACGATTGCCACACGCTCTACCCCCCAGAGGCACGCGGAAAACACGCGCTACAGGCCGCCCGCGATGTTCTGCGGTGGATGTTCACCCGAACCGACGCAACGGCCCTGAGCGGCCTTTTCCCGGCCTCCAACGCCCGTGTGGAATCGTTCGGCAAGCTGCTTGGGTTCCAGATGGTCCATGAGCGGCTGACGGCTTTGGGAACGACGCAATGCGGATTCCTTACCTTGGAAAAATGGGTGGGGACCGACTTGAGCCGGTGCCTGGAGATTGCCCGGTATCAGCCCATGAAGGGCGTCTGGATTTACAACCGGATTGCCCGGCTGATGGGCATGGAACCGGCGGAACTGGTGAGCGAGCGGCCCGCGCTCTTGAGAATTGGGGCCAGGATGATCGACCCGGAGACTGACAAATGCCTGTAGCCATCCCGCTCATCATGGGCGCCACGGCCATCGGAGGCGCGGCGATTCAAGCCGGCGCGGCGCGGGATGCGGCCCAAGCCTCCAGCAACGCCGCCCGCCGGTCCCTCGAAGAGCAGAAACGCCAATACGACCTGACCCGCGCGGATCAGGAGCCCTGGCGGCAGTTTGGTCAGAACGCCCTTGCGCAACTGTCGGACCCGAACGCGAACTTCCAAGCCTCGCCGGATTATCAATTCCGGCTGTCACGGGGCCTTGAAGGGGTGACGCAGAACCGGGCCGTCAATGGCCTGCTGCAATCGGGATCGGCCCTGAAGGGCCTGAACGACTACGCTGCCGGGTCGGCCTCGCAGGAGTTCGGCAACTGGTATGACCGCCAGATGCGCGGCGCGGGGCTTGGATCCAACGCCAACGCCCAGAACGCCCAGGCCGGGCAGAACTACGCCAACAACGCTACCAACATTTACCAGACCAACGCGCAGAACCAGATGAACAGTTCCTACAATCAGGGGAACGCCTGGGCGCAAGGCATTGGTCAGGTGGCGGGCATCGCAGGCAACGCCCTGATGTATTCGTCCAATCAACCGTCAGCCTTCAAGGGCTACGGCTCATCCGGCCTTCAGCCGAACATGGGGTTCTAGGTCATGCCTGAGATGATCAACCCGCTGGCCGCCTTCCGCGACGGTTACAACGCCGCCCAAGGCTTCCGCGACCAATACGCCCAACGCCAAGCCGGGAACGCGCTGGCCGGTGGCGATTATCGCGGGGCCTCCAACGCGCTGCTTCAGAACGGGATGCTCGGAGACGGCATGGAAGTCATGCAGGCCGGGCAGACGCGGGACAAGGCGGCGGCTGATGCGGCCAAGCTGCGCCAGGGCGAGGGTCTGAAGGCCATCCTTGACGGCGGGCAGTCCCTGCTGAAAGTCCCGGCTGACCAGCGGGCGGCGGTCTATCAAAGCCAGCTTGTTCCGCTGCTCAAGGCGCGGGGCGTCCCCGACGAGCTGCTTCAACAGATGGGTCAATCGACCTTCACCGATCAGGAATTGCAGACCTTCATCACCGGCCTGGGTGGCGAACTCCAGAAGCCCGAATGGCAAATCCTGAACATGGGCGCACGCGGGGCCTATGCGGTCAACGCGGCGGACCCGACGCAACGGCAAACGCTGTTTGAACCGCAGGCGGAAACGTCGAAGCTGTATAAGGGGCCAGATGGCTATTACGAACGCTTGCCCGATGGAACGGTCGTAAAGGTCGCGAACTTCGGCCCGGCGCCCCGGACATTTGCGCCGCAGCGGAGGTCCGGCGGGAATGGCGGCGCACCGGCTCCCGCGCGCTCCTACGGTTCCGGCGAAGAGCCTCAGTGGTGATCCATGCCCCAGATCAATGAAATCCGCACCAATCCGAACAACCCCGCACAAAGCGCCCGCTGGGATGGCTCCCAATGGGTGGACGCCTCGGCGGCTCAAGGGCCTAAGCCGGCTCCTGAATGGGGGCCGGGGGCCATGCAAATGCCGAACGGAGCGATTGGCCGCTATGGTCCAAAGGGCGGATTTACCACAATCCAGGCTGCGCCAGCAGCATCAACGGCGGACGCTGCAACGCGGTCGCGCCTGATGCTCGGCCTAGACCCCGCTGTAAACGCAATGGGCGCGCTGGCGAGGTCCGAAGGCTATGGCTCGCCCAAGGTGGAAAACCCCTATGACCGCGACTGGGGGGCCACAATGCTCATGGGCAAAGGCGATAACGGATCGCTCAACGATTGGGCGGCCCGGAAATGGGGCGGGCAAGACTTCCAAGATTATTTGCAAGCCACCAAGTCGTTTGAAAGTTCTCTAATGCCGATTTTCTCCGGCGCGGCGGTGACGGATAGTGAAGCGAGGCGCTTTATTCAGGCCAACCTTCCAGAGCGCGGGGATACGGTCAAAACGCTTCAAACAAAAACGCGCAATCGGAAAATGATCCTGAACGCCTCCGCTGAATTGCTGGGCGCTGATAGGCCGTTCCCCGATGCGCCAACGTGGCGGGCGAAATCCCAACCGGGCGCAGCCGCCAAGCCCGTCCGCACCCCTGAACAAGACCCGCTAGGACTGTTCAAATGAGCAACCTCGCCCAGTTCCGCCAGCAGCACCCCGAATATGCGGATGTGCCCGACAAGCAGTTGGCGGACGCGCTGTATCGCAGGTTCTACAGCGATGTCCCGCGCGGGGACTTTGACAAGCGGATGGGCCTGACGGCGCCCGCCAAGCCCAAAGCCCCCACGGCTGCCGACGCCAGGGGCCGACAAGTCGCTGACCTGTCGCGGGCCGGGCCTCCTACGTCCAGAGAATACCGCGAGGCCGTCGCCAAGCTGCCGGTGGGTTCGTTCTTCCGTGACTATCAGGGCAACGTGCGCCGCAATGACGCCGGGCCCCGGATGCTGACGGACCCCAAGGCGGGCAATCCCATTGTCCCGGTGGGCGGGGCGTCTGACGTTGGCAGAGCGGGCCGTCGTGGCCTCATGGAAGGCGCGCAGGGCACTCTTGACATGGCCCTAAGCCTTGGGCCCATCGGCCAAATCTCGCGGATGCAGGGCCCCGGCGTTCCCAAGGTCAGCGATCTGATACAGCAGGGCGGCGCGGCGCTGGCCTCCAGTGTGGCGGGTGCGTTTGGAAACCGGGACGCGCAGAACCGTCTTGCGGCTGCGGCGGCCCAGCCAACGGCGCAGGGGCGCCTGAACCAGTTGGGCGGCGGCTACGTTCCCCAGACGGTTGGCGGCAAGGTTGCGCGTTACGCGGGCCAGGCGCTACCGGGCGCGGCCATGCCGGGTTCGGTCCCGGCGCGGATTGCCAGTGTGGCGGTCCCGGCGGTCACATCAGCCATTGGCGGCGAAGTCGGGCAGGCCATTGGCGGACAAACCGGCGAACAAGTCGGCGCGGGCATTGGCGGTCTCGTCGGCGGGGTGGCGACTGGGGTTCGCGCCTCTGGCCCGATCCGTCAGGCCCGAGGCGGCAACAAGGCGATTGACCTGTTGCGGAAGCGGGCGCCGCAGGACCCGGCGGCCATGCGTGCGGCGGCGGCGGAGTTTGAGGCGGTCGGAATCCGCCCAACCCTGACGGATGTGGTCAACGAAGGTGGGCGCGGCCTGATCCGGGCTACGGCATCAAAGCCGGTCAAGGTGGCGCGGGCGCCAGGTCAGGAACTGGGCCGGGATCAGGTTCGGACCTTTGCCGAAAGGCGGGCCACGGACTTGCCGGCCCGGATCGGAGAGCAAACGCGCCGGTATGTCTCCGCAACGCCGCAGCCGCAGGAAGTCGTCGCGGCCAACGATGCGGCGCGCATGGCGGCCCAACAGGATCGGCTTGCGACCGGCCTAGGTGCCTTGCCGGCCGGCGCCGGCGGACGGCAGGTCAGCGCGCAACTCAATGCCGCAAGAACCAGAGACAAGGCGGTTGTGGACCGGGCGTATCAAGCCGCCCGCGATCTGGACCCGCAGCGCGCCATGATCCCGATTGGAGAGCGGCCGCAGATTGCGGCCAACATCCGCGAGGATATGGCGGATTATGATCCGGCGGCGGTTCCGCGCGTGACGGCTCAACTGGCCAAACTCGACGAGCAACAGACGCTATCGGTTCGCGACCTGTTCGACGCAAGGAGCCGCATTACCAAGCTAACCCAAAGCAGCGACGGGGTGGAGCGTGGGGCCGCTGGAACGGCAGTGCGGGCGCTGGATCGGCAGATCGACGACCTTGTGACGCGCGGGGCTGTGTCGGGCGATCCGGCTGTCGTTGACGCCTGGCGCAACGCCATTTCCGCCCGGCGTCAATTTGGGCGGCTCTATGAGGGTGACGACCTTGTGTCAAGCCTGACCGAGGGCGGACGGATGAGCGGCCAGTCAGGGCTGTGGGTGGCCCCGGAAGATGCGTCCAACGCCATCCTGGGCCGCGGTGATCTGTCGTTCATCGGCAAACCGGATTTGGTCAGAGACCTGCAACGCCTCGAACAGCTTTCCGGCCCTGAAGCGGTGCGGGCCATCCGGGGCGAAGTGGTCAGCCGCTTGACTGGCGACGGCACCCGGCTGGCCCGGAATTGGGAAACGCTGGTCCGACGCGACCCGGAACTGGCAAGCTACCTCTTTACCCCGGAAGAGCAGGCGCAGATCGCTCGCGCCATTGCGGCAGAAGGGGCGCCGCAGCCCAACGCGGTCGGCGCGGCCATGATGGAAAACACCGATCCGGGCCTGTTCGCCCAAGACGTGCGGTCACTGAGCATGGCTGGTCAACAAGCGGCCCGCAACGTGGCGGCAAGGGCCATTGAGCAACAGGTGGGCAAAACCCCGGCGGGGGCGCCTCGGTTTGCGCGCGACATGGCGACCGGCATCAACCCGACGCAAAAGCTGAACGCCCTGATCGGCCCCGACCAGACACAGCAATATCAGAACGCCCTGACCATGGAAAACCGGGCCTTGCAGAACGCCAACGACATCGCGCCGCGCTTTGGCTCGCAGACGGCTCCGCGCCTGGACGACTCCGCCAACCTCAACGACATGCGGTCTGGCATGGTGGCTGGCGGAAAGCTGGTCCGGGGTGACGTTATCGGCGCCGCAATGGACGCCGCGCAACTGTTCTTCCGCCGGGTGGGGGTGGATGAGGCCACGGTTGATGAACTGACCCGGATGGCCGTTGACCCTCAGTCAACAGAAGCCGTGATCCGCTACCTTGAACAACAGTATGGGCGCCGGGCGGCCCTGATGTTCCGCGCCGATCCGGCCATATCCGCCGCCATTGCCGCGCAATCGACTAGCGCAAAGACCCTAGAAGCCCGCTCGCCACAATAGCCGCAAGGCTGCCGGCGACGATGAACCAGTTAACCGCCGGAAACGTGATGACCAGGCTGCGCTTCTCCCAAATGGGCAGGCGCTTCCAAGCCTGAAACTCGGCTTCCGACCACTCTTCCGTCCCCCTCGGGCGCGGCTTCCCGGTCTCTGGGTCAATGACCCGGAATTGGCCTTCTGTCTCCATGCCTCATCATAGGGCCGAACATGCAAACGTATCAACTAGGCAAGCGGTTCACGAATGCCGGTGTGCAACTGGCAGGCGGCAAGGCCTACTTCCGTGTCTCGGGAACCACGACACCGGCGGATGTCTATGCCGACTCCGACCTGACCGAGGAATTGGCCTATCCGATCGTGGCGGACGCTTACGGGAACTTTCCCGAGGTGGTCTATCTCGACCCGGCGGTCACCTACCGGCTGACCATCATTGCGTCGAACGGTGATCTGGGCTCGCCCCTGTTTGCAGCGGATCCGATCAACGAGGAATCCGGCGCGGGCGGGATTGAGACGGCGGACATCAACGACGAGGCCATCACGGCGGACAAGCTGGCAGATGGCGCCATCGAAGACAAGCTGGGCTTCACGCCCCAGGCTGACCTGACGGACCTGACCGCAGCGGCCCTGAACGCCCTGCTGAACCGGACCGGCGAAGTCTTCCTGACGATGAAGTCATCGCCACCGACCGGCGCCCTGAAGATGAACGGGGCCACCATCGGCTCGGCGGCATCGGGATCGACCAACGCCAGCGCGCTCTACAGCGCCTTGTTCGCCATTATCTGGGCCCTGGATTCCACCGAGTTTCCGATCCTCGACAGTGCGGGCGGCGCGTCCAGCCGGGGCGCTTCAGCGGCGGCGGACTTTTCGGCAAACAAGCGCCTGACCTTGAAGGACATGCGCGGCGAGTTCGTGCGGGGCTGGGATGATAGCCGGGCAGTCGACACCTCCCGGGTGCTGGGTTCGGATCAGGCCGGGCAGCTTGCGGCGCATACACACACCTACGCATCGGCGAGAACGGACATCGGATCTGGTGGCCAGACCGTCACCGGCGGAACAGGCTCGGGCCAGACTACGGGTTCAGCCGGCGGAACCGAGAACAGCAGCGAGAACCGACCGCGCAACATCGCCTGGCTCTGGTGCGTGTGGTTCTGATGCAGATCAATCCCGAACTCATCGCCCTCGGAGCGACCGTCATCCCCGCCGTTGTCTGGCTGGTCCGACTTGAAGGCCGGGTAAACGCCGCCGACAAGGCTGACCAGTCCATCCAGGCTGATCTGGTCGCGGTCAAGGTGCGGGCGGAATCCGAAAGTGCCGAACACCGGCGGACAGCGGAGGCCCTGATCCGCCTTGAGGAGCAAATGAAATACGTTCGGGAACTGCTCGAACGGCATTTCGTCGAGCCTGAGAAACCCCGCCGGCGCCCCCCCCCATGATCGGGCGCGTATGGGCGGCGATGCTCGCAGCCGGGTCGCTCCGGTTCTGGGCGCAGATCGGCGCGGGGATGGCCCTGACGCTAGTCTTCGTCGGCTACGGGGTCGTCATCTGGCGCGGGCCGTGGGCTGTCACCCGGCAACAACAGCAGCTTGATCTGCTCGGGCAGGGCCAGATCGCGGCGGCGCTCATGGTGCTGGTCGCCCTGGTCTGCATAACCGGGATGAAGCTGGGGCTATCCGCCGGGAAAGACGGCGTGAAGGCCGATGTCGAGCGGGATGATGAGCCGCCGACCGTGACCACGACCACAACAACACAGGTGAAACCATGAGTTACGCCCTCGGCCCACGGTCCCTCGAAAGGCTGGTGGGAGTGCATCCCGATCTCGTCAGGGTCGTCAAGCGGGCCATAGGTGAAAGCCCCATCGACTTCACCGTCCTCGAAGGCCTGCGGAGCCGCGAACGGCAAACGGTCCTCTATGCCAAGGGGGCGACCAAGACCATGAACAGCCGGCACCTCACCGGCCATGCGGTCGATCTGGCGCCGGTCATTGCCGGTCAAGTCTCATGGGACTGGCCGCTTTACGACAAGCTGGCGCTGACGGTTTTCGCCGCCGCAAAGGATGAGGGCGTCCCGATCACCTGGGGTGGAAATTGGAAAACCTTCCGCGACGGGCCTCATTTTGAGTTGCCTTGGGAGAAATACCCCAAATGAAACCCTCGGAAGACACCCTCCTGATCCTGGCCGACGCTATCCAGCGCGTTGCCGGGGTGACCCTGAACCAGACCGACGTTGCGGCGGAGCTGGAGCGCATCGCGGAGACATACCGCCCTCGGGTCCAGACCCCGGCCCAGATTCCGCGCAACGTGTGGGTGGGCTCCAAGGCGGTGGGCAAGTGACCGCCGGTGAGTTCATCGCCCTGACGGTCTGGGGCGTGATGATTATCGCCGTGGGCACGATCTGCGGCACCCTCCTGCATGACTGGTTCGACCTATGACCTTCCTGCTTCGCTTCTGGTGGGCGCCGGTCATCGCGGCCTGCCTCGCCCTCGCCGGGGTCCAGACCCTGCGCCTGAAGGCTTCTGACGCCAGCCTTCACGCCTCCCGCCTCGAAACCGCCCGCGAGACGGCCAGAGCGCGCGCGTGGGAGGCATCCTACCGCCAGGCGGATGCTCTGCGCCGTGAGGAGCAGGGACGGGCTCTACGGGCCGTTTCTGAGGCCGACGCCATGTGCGACGCCAGGGTCCAGGCCGCCCGCAAATCCGCCAACGCCATCCAGACAATCGTCAAAACGGAGACCCGCTATGATCCGACTGGCTGTCCTATCCGCGAGCGCGTGCCTGACGGCCTGCTGCTCGACGCCCTCAAGCCCGCCGGTTAACCTGCCGGTCGCCGCTGTTGATCCGCGTTTGTGCGCTGATCTGAAGCCGGAGCCTGACGTTATGGGCGGGCTCGTGGCGCCCGTCACCGATCAAGAGCGGGCGGACCTAGCGGCGTTTCTGGGTGGTGAGGCGGCGGCTAGAGACTGGGGCCGGCAAGGATGGGATAGGGCTGCTATAGCGCGGAGGCTATGCAAATGAGCGCCCCCCCCATGTCGCGAGAATTGGCGGAATATACGATTGAGGTCTGTCACGAAATTCTAAGCGAGGGGATTAAATCATATTGGCCGGAAGCGGCAAGACGGCTGGGCATCTCTATCCCCTCCATCCGAAACCGCCTGCGATCCGCTGAGGCAAACCACGGCCTGACGGTCGATGAAACCCAATTCCAGCCACGCCGCCAGTCTGCCGCTTTCACGGTAGATGCGTTACCGGACGATGGCGAACCAGACGCTGAGACGCTGATTGCTCAATTGACGGACCGGCACGCCAAGCGCGCTACACATGCAGAGGCGACCAAGCTCCAGACGGTGCGCGTCAATGTGGATGGGCCGATAGCAATTGCGTTTTTTGGCGACCCGCACATCGACGACCCCGGATGCGCCTGGGGTGATCTGTCGCGGGATGTGGCCATATGCCGGGATACGCCCGGCTTTATGGCGGTCAACATTGGGGATTCGACCAACAACTGGGTTGGCCGGCTAATGGGGCTGTATGCTAACCAAGAAGTCACGTCTCGGCAGGCCCTGACCCTGATTGAATGGCTGCTGTCGGAATTGCCGTGGTTGGTCACGGTTGGCGGAAACCATGACACATGGAACACGCATAAAGGGGACGTGTCGGAGGTCATCCACCGGCTGAAGAAAATGCCGGGCCTATACGAAAACGTCGGCGCCAGGATGCGCGTGGTCCTTCCGGGTGATGTTGAGTTTAGCGTTAACTGCCGGCACGACTTCCCAGGTGGCTCGCAATTTAACCCGGCGCACGCCTTGGTTCGCGAAACCCTTTTCAACTACCGGGACCACATCCTGGCCTGCGGCCACCGCCATACGAGCGGCTACATGCCGATTTGGCACAACGACCCGGCGCGGCTTTGTCATGGGTTCCGGGTTGGGACCTATAAAGATTTTGACCATTACGCCAAGGAAAAGGGGTTCAAGGAATCCAACTGGGCGCGGTCAATGGCTGCGGTGATCGACCCGGCCTATGCTCATGATCCCGTCAGGTTCATTAAGCCGTTTTTTAACTTGGTAGAGGCGGCGGAATATCTGACGTGGAAGCGCGGGCACTTTGACGTGGGCAAGACGGCATAGCCTATCAAATCCAGCCCCGGTGATAGGTTCAAAGGTATCAGCCCCTCGGTTTACGCCGGGGGGCTGTTGCTATGCCAGCCACTTGGCCCGGTCTTTATCGCTCATGGACAGCAGCAGCCGGATGGCGAACGCAGCCGGGCCGCTTGGTCCCTCGGCGGCATAGGTCTGGGCAGTGCGGGCAGACACGCCCAGCAGCTTGCCGGCGCCAACCTGGGTAAGGCCCAGCGCCTTGAGGGCGGCGCGATATTCGTCGGCAGTCATGCGGGTTCCTTTGGTGTGGCGACGTAAACGCCTGCCCGATTGTCGCGCGTAATCACATAGAGCGCATTGGCCCGGCGGACGCGCACCTCGCCGGGGCCGCGCAACCAGCCCTCGGCCTTGTAAATCTTGTCCAGCAGTTCAGCCGGGATCGTGGCCCGGAGGGTTCGGCGGCTCATTGAGCCGCCGCCTTTGCGGAAAAGAAGGCCAGATGCTGTCGCGCTTCTTCAAGTTCGCGGGCAATAGCGGCCTGCCGAGTAACCAATTTGGCTTGTTCACCATTGCCGTTTCTAACGATGGGCGTGAATGCCCAAGCGTCTTCCGGCATTTTGTCGGCCTGTTGCTGGGTGACTATCGCGTCGGCGGCCCACAAGGAGCAAGCGACGGGCTTGCCGGGCTCAACAAACCGGACGCCAAGGCCATTGTCCCAGGCCAGGATGTAGCTGTCGTCAGTGCAGGCCGTGAGGCGGTCGATGTTCTCTTGAAACGTAATGAGGACGGTTTCGATGGTCATTGGTCTGTTCCCTGCCGCCCCGTGGAACCATTCCCCGCAAGCGATGACTTAACCTAGCAGTTTCTGCGTATGACGCAACAGGAAAATGCGCGGGGATTGCGTATTATTTTCGGACGGTCGGTGGGACACTGCCGTCAGGAACCCAAGCAGGGCAATGGGTCCGAAAACACGGTGGGACGGCGCACCACGTTGATTCTGCTACGGAACCCCACCCCCACCCGGCCTACCAATCCCCTCGAAAATTCCTTCTGTGCAAGGGGATTTTTTCGGTGGGACAATCGGGTGGGACAGTCATCCGTTCTGCATACGGTCCAGGGCCGATTGCGCGAGCCGTTTCTGGCTGACCGAGGCGGTGTAGCGTTCGACCTCCCGCAGGCTCTGGTGACCGGTCACGGACATTATTTCCATCGTGGTGCATCCGGCCTCGGCCATGCGCCTGGCGGCTGCTTTCCGCAGGCCGTGGGGCGATGAATGCTCTGGGAGCCCTGCCTTCTTGGCGCAGTCGGCGAACCAGTTGGAAAAGCCGTAGGGGCTCATGGGCTTGCCGTGGGCGGTCATCAGGAACGTAAGCTGACCAGCCGGCAACAGGTCGAGCGCGGCTCGCAGCTTCGGATGGATCGGCAGGGTAAGCAGCGGCGCGCTCGCACCGCCCTTCTGCTGGCGAAGGCGGATGGCGCCGTCCGTGAGGTGCTGCCGGCCCATCTTCACCACGTCGGATCTTCTCTGGCCGGTGTAGAGCAGCAGGGCGAGGGCCAGCCGGGCGCGTGACCCTTCCGGCCAGTGCGCCTCGAATGCCTCGATGTCGGCATCCGTCCAGGCGCGATATCCTTCCGTTTTCGGCGCCTTGAATTGCACCGCTGCGGCGGGGTTCGACTTGACCAGTCCCCGGCTGACCGCGAACCGGAACAGCACCCGCAGGACTTTCAGGATGTTTTTCGCCTGGGCGGGCCGGTCGGCCCATTTGTCGAGGATTTTCTTAATCACCTCTGAAGACAAGGCTCCAGCCTTGCCGGTCCCGTAGGCCTCGCGGAAATGGTCGAGAATCTGCCGGTAGGTGTAGCGCGTGTGGGTGGCCAGCTGCCGGAAGTCGCTGGACTGGTAGAACGCCACACAGAGGGCCGAGATGGTTCCGGGACGCGGAGCCTTGCCCGCGCCGGCGGTGGGCTCCTGTAGCGCCTCTAGGGCGGCAGAATAGGCATCCATGAACGCCTTGCTGCCGGGGTCGCCATGCAGCCGCACCTTCGGACGGCCCGGCGCCCTGAAATAGTGGCGCACGTTTCCGTGCCGGTCCCTATCCCGAACCAGATACTTCAAGATGACAGAGGCCACGGGTTTCATTGGGCGGCGATGAGCCGATCCCATTCGTCCGCGCTCTCCTGCGCCAGATCACCGGCTCGGAACGGCTCGCCAATCAAGAGCCGCACAACGCCGCCGGGGTGCATATCCACAGCGGCGACCTGTTTGCCCTCGTTTTCCACAGCCCTGATCATGCGCTGAACCTCGGCCTGGGGGATTTTGGCGGCGCGGGTCATGCTGCTTGCTCCAGGGCCGCCAAGTCGCCCCACTGGTCGGCCATCGCCTCGGCAATGCCGGTGAAAAACCGGCTGCGCTCTTTCCAGCGGTTGGGTCCGGGCGGCATCCGGTGAACGCGGGCCTCGCGTCCTGCCACGATGTTGGTCGGAACCAGCGGCGGCAGGTTTTTCAGCCAGAGGCAGGTCCGCTTGGTCTCACCATGACCAAATTGCCACGGCTGGACGCTCTGGGCGGGCTCCGGATACCCCTCGATCAGCGCCTTCGCATGGCGGTGCATGACGGGATTCTCGACGGCGATCCGCTCGATGGGTGCGTTCCAAAACGCCGAGAATAGCGCGGCGCCCTCGACCAGATCGGCCTGCATGTCGCCGGCTGTCCTGCCGGGCGGCGGCGTGCGCAGCCACCTGACGCCACTGTTGCAAAGCCTGGTGCATGGCGGGTGCGCGACCATCAACAAGTCCCAGCCGTCGTCCAGGTGGTTGCGCGCGTCTCCGGTGATGTGGCGGTTAGAGCCGTCTTCAGCCGGCAGCAGATCGCAGGACCATGCATCGTGACCACGGGCGGCGAAGGCGCGGCGGACAGTGCCGCTGAACTCGCAGGCGACAAGGACTCTCACGCGGCCACCCGCTCGTCGAAGTGCTGAACGGTCAGGCCTTCCTTGGCCGTCCATGCGAGGATCATCTCGATCAGCGACACCATCTCCCCGACCGTCAGGTGCGAGGACCGGTGGCCCGCCGGGAACATGCCGTCGCCCTCCAGCTTCGGGAGGAACTTCACCTCGGCGCCCCACGCATCCATGAAGACGGCCTTCCACAGTTCGGCTGACATCTTGACGCTGTTGTGGATCGGCCTCTGGCGGGCCACCTGGGTCAGCAGCGACCACAATGCGGCGTTCTGTTCGGTGGATCTGGTCGGTTCGCGGATTTCCAGCAGCCAGCCGTCCGGGGCGTTTCGGACGCCTCTGATGGCCAAGTCGCGATTGTGGCTGGTCAGTTTCAGGCAGTGGCGGGTCATGCGGCCTGTCTTTCAAGGATGGCCTCGCGCCGGTGGGCATAGGCGTCCTGTAGGGGCTCACGGTGCGCGGCGGGGAGCATGGGCAGGGCCTGCTTGATCTCCCGGCCTACGGCGCCCAAGGCCTCCATGTCGTCGCACTCGTCAATCTTGGCCTTGAAGAACTCGAAGTCCTGATCCTTCTTGGCCTGCGCGGCGGACTTGGCTGAAATGCCGGTGTGGCTATTCAGGATGTGGCGAAGTTTTCCGAACTCGCTGGCCTTGATCTTCTGGCCACGCCCGGCGCCCTCCAGTTCAACCCACGGGCTGGGCAGGCTGTAGAGATAGCGCCCGATTCCCCAGTTGACGGCGGCGCGCTTGAAGGCGTCGGACAGGCTGCCCTTTTCCGCCTCGACCTGGGTATCCCCAGCCCCATCGGACTTGACGACCCAGCGTTCCAGAATGGGAACCCAGATGGCAATTTCGCAGGTGGTCGTTCCCCCGACGTGCGGGTGGCGACGTTCCCATCCAGCAGGGCCGCACACAAGGTCCAGCCGGTCCATGACATCGCGGGCGTCCAGATAGGCCAGAGCCATGCCCTTGGTCTTGTCCTGGGTGGTGGATCCGATGCGCCACGAAATAGCGTCAGCCGGGAACGGTGCGGCGAGGCGGTCAAAGAAATCGGTCATAGGCGGGCGGCCTCTTGTTCCAGAAGGTTGGCGTATTGGCGCATCCGTTCGCGGTGCGCTCTGGCTTCGTCGGGGTTGCGCCGGGCTTCGCGCATGAAGTCGTCAATGGCGCGTTCGACACCAAAGACGGTCAGGTCCATCAGGACTTCGGGTTCTTCCGGGCTCATCCCGCCACCATCCAGACAGCCACGCACAGCCCAGCCACGGCCAGCGTGTAGACGGTGAAAGCGGCCATCGCCTTCAGGATGGGGAGGGGCTGCACCCAGTCTTTCGAGGGCGGGCCGTCAGCCTTGAAACCGGGGACTCCGGTCAGGTCGATGTTCATGGTCAGCAATCCCAATCTGGCGAGACCTTCCCGGTCTCGACTTCGGCGCAGTCCAGGCAGACCCGGCGGCCAGTGGTTTTCTTGACGGGCTTCACGGCCCGCACGATCTGGACCCCGCAGCCGTCGCAGTGCTTGCGAGGCCGGGGGCGCTCTGGGAGGGCCGGGGTCATGGGCGGTAATCCCGCTCAAGATAGTTGCCCCGGCGCCGGTCGTCGGCTTCCTCGGCTTCGTCGCAGAGGGCGTTCAGGCGCATCCCCTCGGCGCGGAAGGCCTCGGCAATGGTGTCCAGCTCGTCCTGATTGGGGATGCTGTTGACGCCATCAAGGAAGCCAGACGGCATCCGGCGGCACAGGCCATCAAAGGCGATCTGCAGGGCGGCGAGGTCGTCACCGAATTGCTCAATAGCCTCGGCGGCCTCGCGGGCGGTCAGGGTCCGGTTCATGCCCCGCCTCCGTCGGTCAGATCGAACGCCAGCCTGCGGACAATGCTCGCCAGCTCTTCGCCGCTTTCGACCGGGTAAGAGCGATCCTGCTGGGCACACATCCGGTCGGCGGCGGTCAGGCTGACCTGATTGAGCGCCGCTTGGAGGTCGTGAGCCTTGCTCCACGCGTCGTCGGCCAGATTGCCGATCCGCGCATAGGCGGTGGGCGTGATGGCGGCGTGATGGTCCAGATCGGTGATCAGGCGCTGCAGATCGTTCGCAAGGATGCGAACCCGCGCCATGTCGCGGGCAATGCCGGCGGGGAAGGGGATGGGGGCGCTCATACGCAGGACCCCCCGTAGCACCAGTGCGAGGACACCGGCTTGCCGGGGCCGTCGCAGGGGATGGCGGCGCAGTCTTCGCACTCGCCTTCAGTCAGGTCGGACCATTCGGTGAACAGCCCCTTGCAGTGGCTGCACTCGGGCAGATCGTAATGATTGAGGTCGCCGAACTGGTCGACGATCCAGGCCTTTCCGGCCTCGGTGGTGGGGTCAAGATGCATGGGGTGTCTCCCTTGTTCGTGGGGAGACTATGACGGGGCCTATAAGCCCTGTCAATCATAAAAGGGCTTTTAAGCCCCACGCATCACACGCCAAACCGCCGGCAGGCCGAGCGGGGCCTAGCCCTGGAGATTCGCGGGGAGGGTGAAGAACTCGGTCGGGCGCTGCCGCTGGACGTAATCGGCGACGACAACACCGATCACGCGCGGGGCGTCCTGATCCAGATCAGAGCCGTCGATCAGGAGGGGCGTCTGGAACTCTGGCGACGAGCTGCGCGGGTAGAGCCACGCCTTGCCGCCCTCCATGACCAGCTCTTTCACCGTAATCTCAACAAGTCCCGCGCGAGTCCGTTCGACGATGACATGATCCCCGACGCGGAGGCCCGATTGCGAAACCGGAGCCACGACCAAACAACGCCCAGGCGGATAAACCAAGTCCATCGAGCGCCCAGAAACGCGAAGGGCATAGAGGTCCGCCGGGTCATATCCATCGACCGACAAGGCGATAAACTCGTCTGGGTTCTGATTAGCCAGCATCGTTTCCCGCCAAAGCCCCGCCGCAACTTCGCCCACAATGGGTATTGTTTTAGGGGTCGTCAAGCGCGGGGTTAACGTGGAGGTTGAGGCGATGCCGTCGTCCTTGAGGACATCGTATAGGCTG